TACCCTGATGATTGACGCCACGAAGTTCCGCCGCTTTACCTACGCCTAGTCGGACGGTTGCCTAATGGCGACCTACACAACGACACACGCGCAAGTCAACGACAACGTCGGCGTCATCGCGACGCTTACTTCAACACCTATCGAAGTAGGCAACACGATTTCGCTGTCAGGTTTCGGCCTGGGGTCGCCGTTCACCGGCAGCGTCATCGTCACCGCCATCCCACAATTCGAATTCATCGGCGTTGACGACGAAGGCGACTACGTCTACAACGACGCAGTGCGCATCCAAAACCAAATCGCGTTCGCGTTGACGACCGCCGACATCGTCCGATATCCAGTCACAGGCACAGTCACGTTCACACCGACTTGCACCTGGGTCAACAAAGCCGACGTCGAAGACTGGCTGGGATTCACCGTCACCGTGCCATCATCCGACAACGACCTGTTAACGATATGCGTCGCGGCCGGCAACCAGTTCGCCTGGCGACGCCGCCAGGAAGCCGGCTATTTTGACAGCCTGACGACAGTCCCCAGCGAAGACGTACGACTAGGCACGATTATCTACTGCGGATACCTGTTCAGGCAACGCGGCAGCGCAACCGAAAACTACGCCGCATACGACCCGCTAGCAACGTCGGGGCCGATAGGCGGGTCATTCATTGAAGTGTTGCGCCTGCTGGGCATAAACAGGCCGGCCATCGCATGAGCGACATTTTCAATGGCGGATTCGATGACCTGGTCGCCAAACTAGGCACTATCACCGGCCTGCCGGTCACCGTGTCGAGCGACCCGCGCAACATCAACCCGCCCTGCGTTTACGTCGACGCGCCAACATTCCTGATGCACACCAACACCGTGCCGCAAATGGATTTCACCGTCAAAATATTGGGCGTCGGCCCAGGCGACCGCCGCACCCTGGGCAAGCTGCTGCAACTGGCCGACCTGATACGCGCAGCCAACATCGGACTACTGGACGGACGCCCCACAGTCACCAGCCTGGGCGGCCAGGATTATGCGTCCTACGACCTGACGATACGCACTAAAGTCGTGTCATGACATATCGCGTGCTACGACCGTTCGCCGGCCACCAGGTCGGGGCCTTGACCGACCTGGTAGGCCACAACATCGACTACCTGACCGGCGCAGGATTCATCGAACGCGCCAACGAAATAGATGACGCAAAACCCGAACAAAAATCTGCTAGAACTGTAAGCAAGAAACGGAAGGACTAAACACCATGTCGACGACTACCTACCTGTCAAACCCGCAATTCAACGTCGGCGCAGCCGTCGGCAGCAAAGTCGACCTGACCAACCAGTGCAAGTCCGCAGTGCTGACCCGCACCATTGAAGCCCTGGAATCCACCGCATTCGGTTCCACCGAACGCGTCTACACCGCCGGCCTGGGCAACCATCAACTGGTCGTCACCCTGCTGATGTCGTACCCTGCATCTGAAGCGTACGCAACGCTTGCGCCACTTGTCGGAACGCAGTGCTACGTCGACCTGAAGCCGACCAGCGCAACGACCAGCGCAACCAACCCGCTGATTTCGTTGACCAACACCTACCTGGAATCGTTGGACGTTGTCAACGCCAACCTGGGCGAACTGTCCGAAGTGCAAGTCACGTTCATCGGCGGAACTTACGCAGCTGCGACAGGAACCTGAAATCAAACACCATAGAAAGGGCAGGCTATGAAACTGCAACTAGAAGTCACGCACGCAGGCACGACACAACGATGCGAAACATCGCTGCAAGTCCTGGTCGAATGGGAACGCAAATACAAGAAACGCGCAGGCGACCTGGCCGCAGGTTTCGCCCTGGAAGACCTGGCATTCATGGCCTACGCCAGTCTGAAACGTGCCGGCCAAACGGTCGGCGATTTCGAATCGTGGCTGCAAAAATTGGACGACGTACAAGTGCTGGGCGGCGAAGACTCAAACCCTACGGTCGCGGCGGATACCGCCGCCAACTAGCGGAACTACTACTGCGAACAGGATTCTGGCCGGACGGCGTCGAATTTGATACGCGTGACCTGGCGACCGTCATGGACGTCGCCGAAAAACAATCTAGGCGACGCTGATGCCTGTCTATTGCAGTGTCGAAGTCGTCGGCCTAAAAGAGGCCCTGAAGGAACTGAACAGGTTTGACAAGAAGCTGCGCCGTCAAATAACGCGCGACTACAAACAAATAACCAAACCGATAGAACAGGACGCAAAAGCCGAACTAAACCGCATCGGCGACAAACCGCCGCTGTCGGGCTGGGGTCGCGCGTGGAACCCCGCCAAAAAACGCGCACCATTCGGCGGCCGCAAAATCAAAGACGCCTGGGCAAAAGTCGAAGCCGAAGAAAGACGCCAACAGGCCATCGCCACCGGCGGCGTATTTCCCTGGGATACCGACGCAGCCAAACGAATGGTCAAAGCAAAAATCAACACAAAACAGCCGCGCGAATTCGCAGGCAAAATGCAGAACCTGCAAATATTCACGCTGTCGTGGCTGGGCGCAGCAAATGAAGTATTTGAAATGGCTGGCCGCGAATCATCCGGCAAAACCGAACAGGGCAAACAAATGATTCAGGCATTGAACGCACGCTGGGGTCAACCAGGGCGCGTGTTGTGGAAGGCGTACGACAAAAACCGTGACGTCGTCGACAAAGAAATGCGCGCGCTAGTTGAACGCGTGATGGCGGCCGTCAACCGCACCGCCGTATTCAGCGAACGCGGCGAAGTAAGGTAGACGCATGGCTGTCACGATTCCATTTGTCACGCAGTTCAACGGCAAAGGCATCCAGCGCGCCATCAAAGAATTCAAATCGCTGAACAGCAACATCGACCGCGCCAGGTTCCTGACGCGCCGCCTGCTGATACCGGCCACAGTTGCCCTGACCGGCACGACCCTGGCACTAGGCAAAGTTTTGTTCGACGCAGCGAAAGCCGCTGCAGCTGACCAGGCCGAACAGGCACGACTGACAGAAGCCCTGGAAAAATCCACAGGCGCTACGAAATTACAATTGGCCGTACTTGACCGCCAGATTGACGCCCTAGAACGCGCCACAGGCGCAGCCGGCGAAGAGTTGAACCCCGCCCTAACCAACCTTGCGCGCGCGACCGGCAACCTGACGCAAGCACAAACGCTGTTAGGTCTGGCGTTAGACGTCTCAGCCGGCAGCGGCCTGTCATTAGAAACCGCCACACAAATCCTGATTCAGGCCATGCAAGGCAACTACAAAGGCCTGAAACAGTTGGGCATTGAATTTGAAGCGACCGGCGACAAACAAAAAGACTTTAAACGTGTCACAGAACTACTTGCCGACCTGTTCGGCGGCGCAGCCAAAACACGCGGCGAAACATTCGAAGGAATGCTGCAACGCCTACGCGTCGCATACGACAAAATCGTGGAACGCATCGGATATGCCGTACTTCCATACCTGCAACGATTCGCCGACTTCGTCCTAAAAGCCGTAGTGCCGGCCGTCGAACAGTTCATCGACAGCCTGCAAGCCAAACGCGGCCTGCGCGGCGCATTCGAAGACGGCATCGCCGCAGCCGGCCCATTCGGCGCAGCCCTAGTCAAAGTATTCGGCCAAGTCACCGACGCAGCACTGACATTCGTCTACAACATGATTTTGGCGTACGAAACATTCGCCGCCATCCAGACAGCCATCAAAGGCCTGGCAGGCGGCCTAAAAACTGCCGCGTTCGACTTTGCCAAAGTCCTGGGCGCAGCTGCAGCCGCGTATCAGGTCAGACAACTGCGCGACGAATCGAATGCTTATTTCGCGTCCCTGGCAGCCAATATGCCGACGCTGGAAGCATTCCACAAGACGGCCGCCGGCGCACCGCAATCCCTGGGCATGACCGCCGACCAACTAGAACGCATTGCCGAAAAAATCACAGACCTGACACCTGACCTGGACACGACAGGCGCAGGCCTGGACAAAGTCGCCGAACGCGCCAAAAAAATGGCCGACGCGCTACGCGACCGCATGGCCACCGCCCTGGATGACGCAAAACAAAAATTGCGCGAAGCCCAGGATGCGTTCAACGACTTCAAAACGGACGTCAGTTCCGCAATCACTGGCGTCATTGACTTCGGCGACGCTGCACAAACCAGCGCGGAACGCGGCGGCGTCACATTTTTCGACGCCCTACAGGAACAGGCCGACAAAGCAAAAGATTTCGGCAACCTAGTCGACCAATTATTGGCTGCCGGCCTATCGCGCGAAGCCCTGCAGCAAGTCATCAACGCCGGCCAGGAAGCCGGTTCGTTCATCGCGCGCGAATTACTGAAGTCGAGCGAAAATATCCTGCGCGCCAACAAACTGGTCGAAGAAACCCAGAAAATCGCCGACGCCATCGCCACGAACGCTGCCGAAAAGTTCTATCGCGCAGGCATCACGAACGGCGAAGCGTACGTCAAAGGCATCGAAGAAGCCATCAAAGCGGCCGAAAAACGCCTAAACGTCAAAGGCCTAAAACCCGCTGACATCAAAGGCATCGGCGCATCATTCGACGCAACGGTCGCCAGCCTTGCGCAACCCATCGCAGGCACGTCAATGGCCCCCGCCGTCATACCATCCCCGACCAGCGTCACCGTCAACACCGTCACCGCACCCGCCAATTTGGGCGACGTTATCGTTGACGCGCTACGCGACTACAACCGACGCAGCGGCCCCCTACAGCTGCAGATTGAATAGACCATGCCGGCAACGGTCGTAGATTCCGGCACATACACATTCGAAGTCGACAGCGGATTCGATTACGGTTCGTTTCGCCTGGACGACGCCACCAAAGGCGTACTAGATAACACGACCTACAAACTCGGGCCGAACACGTCCTACGTCGACCTGTCGCAATACGTCAAACAAATCACCTACAGGCGCGGCCGCCGCCGCACCGTCGACCAATTCGGCGCAGGCACAATGACTGTCATCGTTGACGACCAGTTGGCCGGCGGCATCCTGAACCCGCTGGACGACGGGAGCCCCTACTACGACACAACCGACGACTACTTCGGCCTAGAACCAGGCCGCCGCGTCCGCCTATCACGCCAGGTATCAGGCAGCCCCGAATATCTGTTCATCGGCATAATCGTGACCTACGACTACAAATACGAACTGGCCGGCAACGACGCTGTCAGCATTCAATGCGCCGACGACTTTTATCTGTTGGCGCAAGCCGTCCTGGACCAATGGAACGTCGACCCCGAAATGACAGGCGCACGCCTGAATTCGTTGCTGGACCTGCCGGAAGTCGACCTGTTTGACCCCATCGAACGCAACATCAGCACCGGCACAGTCAACCTGGGCCACGCATCCGCCTACACAGTCCCCGCAGGCACGAACGCCCTGGCATACGCCCAGCAAATAGAACAAACCGCCGAATACGGCCGCCTGTTCATGTCACGCGACGGCGTATTCACCGCCACCGACCGCATCGGCAACACCCTGTCAGCCCCGACCGTCACGTTCAGCAACGACGGCATCGAAACCCCATACAACGACCTGTCAATCGACTTCGACGGCAGCGACGTCACCAACCGCGTCGTCGTCACCGCCCTGGACGGCGACACTGCCACCGCTACCGACACAGCAAGCGTCGCCGACTACGGATACCGAACATTTAGGGTCGACAACAGCCTGCTGCACGAAACCGCAGAAATCAGCGCATTCGCCACCTACCTACTGGAACCGTTCCCCGAACCGCTGTTCACCAGCGTGCAGTCATCATTCTTGGCCTGCACAACCGGCCAACGCGACGACCTGACACTGCTGGACGTCGGCGACACGGTAGAAATCACCGCGCTGATACCTGGACAAAACACGAACACG